ACACCTCACGATTTAGACCTTGCGTGCGACGTAGAAAAATTTTACCATACGCATTGTAGGGACAATGGAAAATAATATCACACCAGCACCGCCTCACGAATTATGTAACAACGTCGCTCCCGAGCGTCCGTTGACAGAACAAATGCTTAAGTTCGTTGACGAGTTCTGTGAATGCCTCGACGCCGGAGACGCCGCCATCGCCGCAGGCTATACGGAATATCAAGCCGCCACAAAAGGTCACCGACTTTTACGGGATCCACGCATAGCCAAGATGGTCAGGGAGCGACGAGAGGCCCAGCAAGAGCGCATGAATTATGACCAAGATCAATGCGCGATGGCCCTCATCAAACTGTACACGCGCAGCATGCAGGCCGAACCGGTTATGAAATGGGACTTCGAAGAAAAGCAGATGATCGAAACCGGTCAGTACACCTTCGATGGCAAGAGCGCCGCGCGCGCGCTGGAACTTCTCGCCAAGATGTTCGGGTTCATCGACGCGCCTCAGGGCAGCAACGCCAACGCCCCGGGCGTCACGCTTAACATATACGCCCCCGGCATGCGCGAGATGGCGTTGTCGCACATGATCGAAGGCGAGGTCATCAAGCCGGGCGAGGGTGTACCGAGGCTGACAAAAGAAAAAGTTTTGGATATCATATCGAGTGTCAAAGAGGCCCAGCCAATTCCAGCGGAGAAGAAAGATGAAAATATATTATGACCCTTCGCGTTTCGCCCAGTGTAGAACGTGTGGTGATCCGATGTGTGGCATCTTGAGCATCGCCGCGCGCGAGGATTGCCACGAATGCGGCGGCGTGGCGCTCTATGTTCTTAATAAAAATCCTTCCACATTGGAGGATTTGGTGAAAAGACACGGCAAGAACAGGTATCAAAGGTATGGCGAAAGACTTTAAACTGCACGGCGCGAACGCTGCGGCCCCTCCTTTGACCATTGATTACGAGGCGCCCGGGCCTGTGGCGCTCAAATTCCTGACCTCAAACGCCTTTATTCGGGGCATTCGCGGCCCGATCGGGTCAGGAAAATCGGTTGCATGCGTCCTCGACATGCTCCAGACGGCGCTTTTACAGCGTCGCGGCAAGGATGGAATACGGCGCTATCGCGGCGTGGTCATCAGAAACACCTACGCCGAATTGAACACGACGACGCTGAACACCTTTCATCAATGGATCCCGAAGTCAACGGGCAAGTTTTTGAAAGTCGCGCCGATGCAACATCACATCACATGGGCCGGCAAGGATGGTCGACCGGAATACGAGATCGAATTTCTTTTCATGGCGCTCGATCAGGAAAGCCATGTCAAAAAACTTTTGTCATTGGAGGTAACGCAGGCATGGATAAACGAAGCACGGGAAGTTCCGAAGCCGATCCTCGATGCGCTGACGGGCCGTGTCGGGCGATATCCGCGAGTGCAAGATGGCGGTGCGGTGAGGGCGGGTGTTATCATGGACACCAACAGCCCGGATCAGGGGCATTGGTGGGCGAAGATGGCCGACTTCCCGGATCACGAAACGAAAGTGCAGACGGCGCAACTCGAAGAAGAATTGCGGGAGATGGGAGCTTTACCGCCAAACCAGCCCCTTGTCGAGTTCTTCACGCAGCCTTCGGCGGAAACGCCGGATGGAAAACAAAATCCCGAGGCGGAAAATCTTGCGAACTTGCCGGCGGGTTATTATCTCAAGGCGAAGGCGAATAAAAAACAGGACTGGATAAAAGTTTATATCCGCAATGAGTATCACTTTGTAACGGAGGGCAAGCCTGTCTATGACAGCTATCGTGATAATTTTCACTCGCAACCGGTTTCGTATGTTAAAGATTGGCCGCTGCATATCGGTATGGACTTCGGTCTTACACCCGCCGCTGTTTTTGCTCAACGCTCTCCTATGGGTCAAGTCAGGGTTTTGTCCGAGGTCGTCGCGACGCGCTTGGGTGCTAAAGCTTTCGCGCAACAGATCAAGGCCCACCTCGCAGAAAAATATCCGAACCCGATCATAGGCACAATCACCGGCGACCCCGCTGGAGCTGCGGCGATGCCGGACGATGTTGAAAATACTGTTTTCAGGATCATGGCGGCGGAGGGTGTCAATGCGGTCAAGGCCGACACAAACGATTTCACGCTGCGTGTGTCGGCGGTCGATCAGGGATTAAGCTGTATCATCGACGGCATGCCCGGGCTCGTCATCAATACAGCGGCGCAAGAACTTCGCAAAGGATGTGCCGGCGGGTATCACTTCCGAAAAATTCAGGTTGCCGGCGAGGAGCGTTTCGATCTTAAGCCGTACAAGAATATGTCCTCCCACGTTTGCGAGGCCCTCCAGTATCTTTGCCTCGGCCTCGGCATGGGGAAAGAGGTCGTGGTCAGGAACCAGACGAAGAACACGCGCGACAAGGTTGCCAAAATGGAGTACGATATGTATGCGCCTCGTGATGGGAGGGCAGCGTTTGCGAACCGTGGGGAGGAATGATGGGCGAGGTCAAAGACTTTCCGGGCGCATCGACGGGCCGGATCACGACAATTCCAGTGGACGGCGGCACGATAAACATAATTCACGATGCTGACGAGTTGACAAAGGACAAGGCTCTTGACATACTCAGAAAGGCACTGTGGAAAATTAATTCGTCGTGGGGGCATCTGTGAACGTCGGCAAGGGTGGAATTGTAACGGACGTTCTATCGGCGGCGGCAATAGCAGCGGCGGTTTATACAGGCGGTACATCTCTCGGATATTTTGGCGCGGCTGACGCTGCCGGCACGGTTGGTGCGGCGGAGGGAGCAGGCGCAATCGATACGGGACTAAGCGCGGCGGGTGATGAGGCCCTTGCTACCGGCGGCGACGTCGCGGCGACGGGCGGCGTTGAAATCGGCAGCGCGGTTACGGCGGGATCGGCAGCGACGGGCACGGGCATCCTTGGGTCGGCGGCATCGGCACTCGGAGCAAGCTCCGGCACTGTTACAGCAGCAAACACGATCGGCAACGCCGTCAGCGGCATTGGTGCCGCGGCATCTGGCGCAGCAGCCATTAAAAATTTAGTTGACCCCGTACAAGCCCCCCAGCCTGTGACCCCGCCGCCTGCGCCCACGATCAATCAAGCGGAGGCGGTAACACAGGAAGAAGAACAGGGGAACCAGAGCAAAGGCGCCCTCGCTAACTTGCTGGCCCCATCGGGCGGTTTCAATTTCTTCCCGTCGAACGCTTCCCTTAAAAACCTGTTGGGGGCATAATGGCCCAGCAGCAGGCAGTAGCCATCGCAAAGGCCTTCCCGAACGGGGACAATATTCTGACGCGCTTAATGGATGAGCATCAACGCTTCGACCAGCAAAAAAGATTTTACCTCCAGATGTGGCAAGAGATCGCTGACCGCATCATGCCCGATAGCAATAACATCATGCGCGTGTCCTCCCCGGGCTCGAAAAGAACGCAATGGATGTTTGACAGCACGGCTTCTCTTTCTCTCGTAAAATACGCATCGACCATCGAGGCGCTTCTCACGCCGCGCGGGAAAAAGTGGCACGGCCTGCAATCTCCCGATCCAGAACTTAACGACATGCCGGAAGTTCAGGATTACTACGACACGATGGTTGACCGCCTTTTCTTTGCGCGTGAAAACCGTGGCGCGAACTTCTCGCAACAAACGCACGAAACCTATATCTCTCAGGGCGCATTCGGAAACGGCGCCGTCTTTGTTGACGATATCCTTGGCGCAAGCCTGCGTTATCGCTCTCTGCACATCGGTGAGATTTTCTACGCAGAAAATCACCAGGGCATTGTTGACCGCCTTGATCGCAAGTTTAAATTCTCCGTGAAGCAGGCCGTTGAAAAATTCCAAGGCAACGTGCCGCCGATGATGAAGAAGCAATACGACAAGGGCGATTACCTGACGGAGTATTTCTTCGTTCACACTTGCGAGCCGAATAAAGATTACAAGCCGGGCGCGCTGGGCATTCAGGGCATGAAATTCCTGTCTCACTATTTCTGTTGGGACATGCCGTGGTTGTGCCGTACCGGCGCCGGCTATCGTGTTTTCCCTTACGCCCTGGCGCGCGGCGTTTCTGTGCCGGGCGACGTCTACGCGCGCGGCCCTTGCTCGCTTCTCTTGCCAGATATCAAGCAGCTTAACGAGATGGAGAAAACGATCCTCCGTCAAATGCAGCTTGCCACCGATCCGCCGATCCTTATGGCGGAGGACGGCAACCTTTCCGGCTTCAACATGCAGCCCGGCGCGCTGATGTGGGGCGGCTTGAACTCGGAAGGTCAGGAAATGGCGAAACCGTTCAAGACGGACGCGAATTTCCAAGTGGCGAAAGAGGCTCAGGAGCAAAAACGCAACGTCATCAAGGACGGCTTGCTTGTCAACGTGTGGCAGATTTTAAAAGACCTCCCCGAGATGACCGCTACGCAGGCGCTTTTGAACGAACAGGAAAAAGCGCAGATCACCGCGCCGATGACCGGACGCCTGCAATCGGAATTTATCCCCGCCATCGTTTTGCGCGAAATTGACCTTCTCGACAACGCCGGTCAGCTTCCGCCGATGCCGCAAGTGATGATCGACCGCGGCATGAGCCCGTTGAATACCGAGGTACAGTTTGTGGCGCCCATCAACCGCGCCCAGCAGGCCGATGAGGGTGTCGCCATCATGACGACGCTGCAATCTTTGGCCCCTCTTGCACAGTTCGATAAAAGTGTTATGCTCTTACCCAAGGCTGATCCGATTGCCCGGAAGATCGCGGCGATCAATGGCATGAACGCGAAATACTTTAACACAGTGGAATTTGTTCAAGACCAGATGAAGAAGCAGGCCCAGCAACTCCAGCAACAGAACCTCATCCAGGCCGCACCCCTGATCGCTGGGGCTGCGAAGGACATGGCAGGCGCGCAGGCCGGTCAGCCGCCGGCGCAACAACCCGTATCTCTGCCTCAACCCGGTGGTAGATGAAGAAATTCGAAGGGGCCAAACGGCGCATCGAGCGCCTCATAAACCGGACAGTGGCCTATCGCCGCCTTTTCATGGATGAAAAGCAAGATTTCAAGCCCGAAGCGGCTGAGTTCTTTAAATGGCTGCACAAATTTTGTTTCGCTGATCGCGTTTCGTATCGGCAAAATCCTCAAACGGGAATGATCGACCCCTACGCGACGCATGTTGCGGAGGGCCGGCGCGAAGTCTATAATGAAATTATGCGGCTGATGAAACTAGATGAGCGAAAGCTCATGATACAAATGTCACAACTTAAACCGGAGGATTACGATGAGTGATGCAGCAGGCGCGGCAGCGGCAACGGGCGGAACAGCAGTAGTAAACAAAGAACCAGGCGTCGTGAACGGGGAAGCTGGTAAATTCACCATCGCTCCCGAGGTTCTCGCATGGGGCAAGGGCAAAATCGGCGACAGCTTCGAAAAGCTCGCCAACGACAATCCAGATTTTTACAAAATGGCGACGTCCTACCGCGAGACAGAAAAATTGCTCGGCGGCGACAAGCTTCCTCTCCCGAAAGACCCGAACGACACCGAGGCATGGGGCCAGGTATACGATAAGCTCGGGCGCCCGAAAACGGCGGCTGAATATAAGATCCCACTCAAAGAGGGTGAAGATCCGAGCATGGTCAACTGGGCGAAGGGCGTCTTTCACCAAGCCGGCCTGTCACAAAAGCAAGCCGAGAAGGTCGGAACGGAGTGGAATGGCTTCGTTGAAAAGGTCATCGCCGAAACTGACCGCCAAAACGGCGAGAAGGCCGCTGCCGATCTCGCCGGCCTGCAAAAGGATTGGGGTAACGACTTCGAAGGCAATAAGGTCGTCGCCACGAAGGCATGGAACGCCCTCGCATCCGAACTCGGCATCTCCCGCGACAAGCTGGACGCCCTGCAAGAGGTTTTCGGTGTCCGTGACGCTATGCGCCTGTTCGAGAAGATCGGCACCAAGCTCGGCGCGCGCGAGGACACGTTCGAAACCGGCAGCAACCGCGGCGGCACACTCTCCGTCAGCAAAGAGCAGGCGCAAAAGACGAAAGATCAGCTTCTCGCTGATCCCGAGTTCGCGCTGCGCTACAAACAGAAAGACCACAGCGCCGTGCAACGCCTTCAAGAGCTTAATTCCATCATCGGCGGTCAATAATGGGAAAACATCACGGTTTCGCCCACGATCAGGTAAAGGGTCGCCCTCTTGCTGGGCCTGAGCAGGAAGCGCCCGATGACGGCACACGCGCAGAACCCGGACCGGTTCCAACCCTGTCACAGGCAGAAACCCAACAAATCCGCCTCAAATGCCTTGAAATTGCTGGAAAAACAAGCCCTGACATCAATCAGGTTTTGGCGGCGGCGATTATCATGGAAAAATGGGTGTTGACGGGAAAATAAAAGTGTGGTGGTATGAGAATACCACACGGCCCTTTTCTAAAAAGATTAGCGCACTACAGTCGCCCTTTTGAAAAAAGATTAGCCATTGAGTTTAAAAACTTAATTAGCTTTTCATCAACTTTCAAAGGGGCATAAAAATGTCATACCAAATTCCATCCCAGTATATCCTTCAATACGACGACGAGATGCGCCTCGCGTACCAGTTTGAAGGCTCCAAGCTGCGCGGCAAGCTTCGTGCATCCACTCATAGCGGTATGGGCGCTTCGCCTGCCGACTATGTTGGCCCGATGCTCGCCAACGACAACCCCGCCCGTTTGGCTTCCACGCCGAACAACAGCGCGACGGTTGTTAGACGCTGGGTGTACCCCAACTATTTCGACGTCGGCACCGTGATCGCTCAACAGGACTTGACGCGCGTTTTCAACGGCGGTCAGCTCCAGTCGGGTTATTCCGAGGCTCAAGGCAAGGCGATGGGTCGTAAGGTTGACGACTACATTCTCGCCGCATTTTTCGCAACGTCTGTTACGGGTCAAACCGGCACAGGCACAACGGCATTCCCATCCGGGAACATCGTCGCTGATAACTTCGGTCTTGCTGCCGCCGGTGGTATCACCGTCGCTAAGCTGATCGAAGGCAAGCGCATTTTGCAAGCCGGTGGTGTCGATATCGAGAGGGTCAAGCTGCATTGCGCGATCACCTCAACCGATCACGCTGCGCTCTTGAAGCAAATCGAAATTCGCTCCAAGGAATACAATGACAAGGCGGTTCTTGTTGACGGTTTTGTCACAAGCTACCTCGGCATCAACTTCACGCATATCGACTTCCAGAACGCGACATACTACCCGAACGCCGCCGCCGCGATGGTTAACGCCGTCGGTGCCGGTGAGCGTCTGGTTCCGCTGTGGGCTGAGGACAGTATGTATCTCGGTGAGTGGGGGCCGATCAGCCTCCGCGCGAGTGAACGTGCCGATCTGTCATACGCATGGCAGATGTATAGCTTTGGTGAATTGGGTGCTACCCGCCTTCAAGAGGCCGGTGTCGTTCAAATTCTCTGCGCTTAATCAACTAGAATAAGGAGTAACATAATATGGCTACAACCCTCAACATGGATCCCTATTCTGGCTTGTTGACCTCGCCTCAAACGCTGGTCGGCCCGGATAAGGGTTATGGCGGCAAGCTCGTCGGTTTCACAGCCGTCGGCACCTTCGCCGGTCAGGGCGCCACGGCAACGTGGAGTGCCTTTAAAATCCCAGCAAGCTACATCTTGCTCTTTGGTGTGATCGCCGTTGACACGACAACCGGTTCCACAACCGTCGCTGTCGGGGTTGCCGGTGATACCGCAAGGTACAAAGCTGCCGCCGCGATGACCACGATCAATACGCCGATACTGTTCTCCAGTAATATCGCTGCAACGTCGCCGCTTCAAGTCGATCCGCCTGTTCCGATGGGCGCCGACACCGTGGTTCTGGTCACGCTTGCTGCCGCAACGCTGCCGTCTTCCGGTACGCTGCAAATTACCGCTGTGTGCATGGCTACTTGATACTGTTCCTTCCTTGGGTTAAACTGGGGCAGGCTTAAAAACCTGCCCCATTTTTTAGGAGAAAAACATGACCGCAAAT